TCTGGACCCGGTTTCGATGGCCCGCACGGTGCAGAGCCTGTCCGGCTTGCTGAACCCCGCGACGGAAATCTCTGAGCAGTATCGCAAGGGTGAAGTTTATAACGCGATTGGCTTCGACTGGTTCGAAGACCAGACCGTTATCAAGCACACGACTGGCACGTATGTCGCTGGTGTTTCTCCGACCGTCAACGGTGCGAACCAGACGGGCACGAGCATTAACATCACGATTGGCGCTTCGTCGTTCACCGTTGGCGACATTATCACCTTTGCTGGCGTGAACGCGGTCAACCGCATCACCAAGGTTTCGACGGGTGAACTGCAGCAGTTCGTTGTGACGAGCTACGCTGGCGGTGTGCTGGGTATCTATCCGGCTATCGTTCCGCCGTCCGGTGGTAATCCGGTTCAGTATCAGACGGTTACTGCTTCGCCTGCGAACGGCGCGCAGATTAACAGCCTGACGCTGACGGGCACGGTTTATCGCAAGAACCTTGCGTTTATTCCCGATGCCGTCACGATGGCGACCGCCGATCTGGAAATGCCGAAGAACATGCAGGAAGTCGCTCGTGAGCGTATGGACGGTGTGTCGCTTCGCATGGTCACTGGCTTCGACATTAAGTCGGATCAGTTCATCACCCGTCTGGACGTTCTTTACGGTTATCTCTGGGTTCGTCCTGAGTGGGCCGTGGTTGTCGCGGACATCATCTAATCGCAAAAAGCTGGGGGCTTCGGCCCCCGGCATCTTTAAGGAGCATGGAAATGGCTAAAGCTAGACAGCAGTATCTCGGGGTTTACGAGAACATGGATTTCCCTGATTATAAGTTTGAGGAATATCCGAAAGTTGTTGGTTATCGGGACGAGAAAAAGACTGTTCCGATTATTGTTGGGAACGCGAAAGAGGAAGTGGAATTTATTACCACTGGTTCTCCGGGCGCGCATATTTCCCGAGAAGACGAACTTCAGGCTGAACTTGATCGTAAGGCTATGGAGTTGGAAGTTGCGAAAAAGCAACTTGCTGAACTCAAGGCAGGACAGGAAAAGGCGAAAGCATCTTTGCCGCTCCCTGCTGGTAAAAAAGAAGGTTAAGAAGTTTGGTGGTTTGAAATATAACCACCAACTTTTTGTATAAGGCGAGACAATGGGATCGAAAGTTTCAAGACAACAGTTTCTTGCGGCAGCGGCTGCAAACGGAAACGCTGAGACTTTCTTTCAAGCCGTGTCTGCGGATAAAGCCAATCCGAATTGGATACAATACAATTCTGCGGTTTGCATCAGCAACACGGACTCTCTTGCAAGTCTGTATCAAGTTCTATTCGGACTTGATGACATGAACATGATAGAATTTTTCCAGCAAGCTGCGAAGTTGCCTGGTGGAAATAAAAGCTGCAATTAAAGGATTGGTGAAATGGTCGCTCCGACGCAGATCAGTTTAGGCATAGATCAGGCCACGCAGCAGATTTATCTGAATACTGCGGGGGTTTGGAACCCTATTGAACTGCCTGTTGGCGTTGCGCTGTTTGCCGATCTAGCTGCTTTGCCCCCAGTGTCGGGTGAAGTCGTGACTGTGGCAGGATATAATGTTGTCGGTGATGGCGGAGGCGGGCAATTTTATGGCGTGACGGGAGCGCCTGCTGGCACTTATGTCGATAATGGCGGCACAATCATTTTACCGACTGGTGGTGATGGATCGGCAGCATGGTTGCGAGTGTATGACGGTAATTTGAATGTTAAGTGGTTTGGAGCAGTTGGTGATGGAGTTGCCGATGATGCAGCTGCCATTCAACTTGCTGTAGATGCGTTGCCTACTGACGGGACATTAGAATTTCCGCAAGGAACTTATGTCCTAACTTCTTCTAGCACTACAACGTCTGCGGTTGTGTTTGCGGGAAAATCAGGAATTACGCTTCTAGGTTACGGAGCGACTATCAAAGGAACTGCGACTCGAGTTAAGTCGTATTTTGATTTTTCGTCCACCAGCGGTGTGAAAATTTTTGGTTTCAACTTTGATATGATGTTTGGAACTTTGGCGCAGTATTTTGGCGCTGATTATCCGACAAATTACAATGTTGCGGTTTATACTGCTACATCTGCGACAAACATTGAAGTGTATTACTGCTCTTTTGAAAATCTTTATACAAATGCGGTGTATTGTTATAGTGCTGCTGGATCGCTGATTGTCGATCATTGCCAGTTTACGTCACCTGCACAAGATCAGGGATATAACTGTCAGCACATTCAAGCGGTGACGTGGCAGAATATAAATGTCACTAACAGCACTTTCTTGAACACCCCGTTTCCGACTGCATCTGTCGGGGTGCCATCTATCTTGTTAGCAGCTATCACTGGCGAAGTGTTGGTTGCGGATAACAATATAGATCACTCTGGTCGTGATAATACTTTTAGTCATCGACTTGGAGCTATCGACTTTTATCAGAGTGTGCCGAAATTCACCGTTCGTAATAATGTTGTTACGAATTGCGCTGAATCCATCATGCGAATTGACTCAGTGAAAGAAGGTCGTATTGACGGCAATTATTTCACAATCGCTGGAAATGCTACGCTTAGTTATAACGGCATTTACTTGCAAGGTTATTATGCAGGTTCTTGCGAAAATATTGTCATTTGTAACAATGTGCTCGAAGACCCCTTTAATCGCCTTGGGGTTGGAATTTCTGTGCTTGCTTATAACTGGCAGCAACCTTCGAAAAATATCGAAATTTATTCGAATGTGATTAGCGGAGTTGATACTGCCTTTTTGGTGTATAATGCTTTCCAGAATATTGCATTCCGAAATAATAATGTGTTCGGGTTCAACAGTCGTATTACTGTTGGAATGACTTATACGCCTCCAGATACTGTATATGGGGTTGGTAATGAAGCCACGGGAGCCATGGAAAATCTCGTAATCGAAGGAAACTCTGTGAATGGGGCTGCTTCGATAAACGTAAATCAAGTTGGTTTTCAGGGATATGCTTCTACGCCATATTCGCAGACTGGCGCTGTTGCCGTCACGATTGACGCACCGTATCAGACTTTTGTGGTTGGCAGTTCTGTGGCTCTTAGATTTTTCAAAACAAGCGGCCCTGATCCGGTGCCGGTGAGTGGCACATATGTGGTGGCAAGCATGATTGATGCCGGTTTGGCAACTGCCGCTTTTACTGTTACATCTGGATTGGCTGGGACTTCTGCGGGTGTTGTGGATGTTGGTTTTCGTGGAACTATAAATGATATATCTGTTAAAAATAACAGAATTATCGGAACAGGTTTAGTAGGATCAATAGGTGTGTATATTGACGGGCTGCGGCCAACTGTAACCGCATTCGCATATCTTGAAGGCAACAAAACTATCAATCTTTATACTCATTATTTTGTGCGAAATACTTATCGCACAGATTTATTCCACAATGCAGCTGGCGGTTCCTTCACTAATTATTTTTATGATGGTGGCGGAAATAATTATGTGCAACGAAGATTTAATTCTGTTTCGCAGGAAAGATGGCAGGGCACAGCAGTTCTTGTTGCAGGCACTTGCACTGTTATAACTGCTGAAATTTTAGCGGGCGATACGGTGATTGTTTCCAGAGGCACGGCTGGCGGCGTGTTAGGCAACTTGTCGGTTAGCAATATTGTGGCTGGAACTTCTTTCGACATTGATTCCAGCAGCGCCACAGATACTTCGACTGTTTTTTGGGAAATTGTGCATTAAGCGCAGGGGTAAAACATGGCAGTAACAGTTTCACGTCAGCAATTTTTCGAGGCTGTTGCTCAACAGGCGAGCCTTGAAATTTTGTTTCAAGCGGTTTCGGCGGATAAAGCTGACCCGTCGTGGGTGCAGTTTAACGCTGCGACTTGCGTTGCAGAAACAGATGCTTTGGCGTTGCTGGCGCAGACGACTTTTGGATGGACGGCTGCGCAGCTTACCGCTTGCTTTGCCTTGGCTGAAACTCTGCCGGGATCGACAAGTTGCTGTGGCGCGACTGTCCCTACGCCTTTTTCGTCTTACACAGCTTTGGACATTATCAATCTGGCGTATAAAGACGCTGGTGTGCTCGGCGTTGGTCAGACGCTTTTGGCTGAAGACGTGAACGACGCGCTTATCCGCCTCAACATGATGATCGCACAGTGGCGTATGAAACGCTGGCTGATCTGGCATCTTGTCGATAAAAGCGTGGTGAGCACGGGAGCGCAGAGTTACACTGTCGGTCCTGGCTGCGATATTGATGTGTCGGTTCGCCCGGATAAACTTGAAACTGCGTATTTCCGCATGTTGGCGGGCTCGAACAATTCGCAGAACGTGGATTATCCGCTTCAAATTTTGTTCTCATACGAGGACTACGCGAGGATCACGCTGAAAAGTCTGGTGTCGTTTTCGCAATGTATCTTTTACGACTCCGCGTGGCCGGTCGGACGCATTTATCCTTGGCCGCTTCCGCAGGCAAACCTTTACGAAGTTCACATCGTGCTCAAAGATGTGTTGAGCATGTTTGATAATTTGACTTCGTTGTATGTGTTTCCGCCAGAATATCTCGCTGCGATCCATTACAATCTTGTGATACGGACGCGAGCCGCTTATCGCCTGCCGCCTGACGTGACTTATGAAGGGTTAGCTGCAGATGCGCTTCAAACAATTCGGTCTGCGAACGCGCAGATACCGAGCCTTGTGATGCCGGATAACTTGGTCCGTCCGGGCGTCTATAATATTTACTCGGACCAGACGAGGTAATATCATGGCTATCCCGAATCGTTTTCAGTCTGGTTTCCGTCTTGAAGATGGTGATGCGATTAATAAAGCGTTGGCTACTCCGCAGTGGCAGACGAATTATGGTATCACTGCTTTGGCTGGCGGTGCGCGTAATTCTTCTACACCTGTTCTGGTGCTCGGTGCGAATACGGTTACGACTGTTGCGACGGCGGCTGACAGCGTGGTTTTGCCGGTGGCGGTAGCGGGCAGCGTTGTGTGGCTGCGCAATGCTGATTCGGCTGACGCTGTGCAGGTGTTTGCGAATGGGTCGGACACGATCAATGGCACGGCGGGGGCAACTGGCATTAGCGTTGCGGCTGCAAAAAGCGTGTTGTTTGTCGCCGCCACGAACAACGTGTGGTTCTCGCTGCTTACCGCGTAAGGGTTTAAGATGCCTCAGATTCAGTTAGTTCAAGGTGCGTATGAAGCGCGAAGCGTTATTGCTAACGCCCAGCGTTGCATAAACTTATACCCGGAACTAAACACGAAGGACGCTGAGGTTCCTTATACGCATTACTGCACTCCAGGGCTGGTGACGCTTACGCAAGGAAATGTTGCGGAAGTGCGCCAGCTCTATACAGCAAGCAATGGTTTGCTTTTTGCGGTCATCGGTGACACTGTTTATTATGTGCCGGATAGTTTTGTGTTGCAGCCTTTGGGCACTATCGCGACTCAATCTGGCCAAGTCAGCATGTATGATAATAAGATCACGCTGATTATTCTGGACGGCTCGCTTTTTGGCTGGAGTGTGGACCTCACATCTCTGGCATTTGCGCCGTTTAGCCCTGCGGAATTTCTAGGCGGAAATCAAATCCGCTACATTGACACGTTCCTTGTGTCGAGCACACAGAATGGAAACATTCAGTCGAGCAACTCTGGCTTGGAAACTTATCCGACTCTTGGCTACGCCACGATCTCCGGCGATGCGGACCAGTTGCAGATTATTGATGTGGTGCATAAAGAAATTTGGGCTTTCGGTCGGCGGACTACGGAAGTCTGGAGTAATGTCGGGACTTATCCGTTTCCTTTTGCTCCGATCCCCGGTGTGTTTTTGCAGCACGGAATTGCTGCGCAACGGTCGCTGGCGAAATGGGGCCTGAATATTTTCTTCTTGTCGCAGGATAATAACGGCGAAGCCTTGGTGATGATGGGGACAGCTTATAAGGCTGACATCATTTCGACTCCTGCGATCAGCGATGCTATCGGTGGATACGAAACGATCAGCGATGCGATCGGTTTCACGTATCAGCAAGGTTCGCATATTTTCTATGTGCTGACTTTTCCATCTGCCGATCATACTTGGGTTTACGATTTGTCCACGCAGCTTTGGCATGAGCGGGCGTGGCTCGACAATAACGGGGCGTTACATCGTCACCGTGCGAACTGCGTTGCGTTTGCTTACGGCAAAACGATCTGCGGCGATTGGCAAAACGGAAAACTCTATAACTGGGACCTTCACGCTTACACAGACGACGGCGGCGCGATTTTGAAATTGCGGTCTTTTCCGCACATCGTCAGCAGCCTGGATCGTATTAGCTATCGGCAATTCATGGCTGATATTGAAGTCGGCACGGAGCCGATCCCCGGCATTAATCCGCAGCTAACGCTGCGTTGGAGTGATGATCGTGGAGTGACGTTTGGAAATGGTGTGCATCAGTCTTTGGGCAAAGGCGGGCAATACAAGGCAATCCCATCTTGGAACAGATTAGGGTTCGCTCGTGACCGAGTGTTTGAATTATCATGGACTGCCGCTTGCGCCACGGCACTAAATGGTGCATTCATTGATGTTGAGAAGATGGAGACGTAAATGTTACGTGCTCTCGTCCCTAACTCTTTGAAAAACTTAATTCAGCCGGACGGATCAATTTCGCGCCAGTTGCAGTTGCTTCTTTCCGCACTTGTTCAAAACACTGTGCCGACGACGCAAGATGCAACCACTGGAGCGCCCTTGGCGGGGGCGGTTTTGCTTCCCGACGCTGCGCTTATTCCGAATGGCTGGGCACAGATCGACACAATCGTGATAGGTGCTAACACCTACAAAGTAATCACGCTGGTTTAGGAGAGTATTATGGACCCCGTAACTATGGGACTTATGATGGGAGGCGGGCAGCTTCTCTCTGGCATCGGCGGAATGTTCAGCGGCCAAACTCAGGCTGGGGCGAATCGGGCTGCAGGGCAGATGGGCTTGCTCGGCTCGATACTTGCTGGGCAGGCGGCGGAACAGGGTTTTGGTCGAGCACAGGCCGCTTTGTCGCCGTATGCGACTGCTGGCAATAAGTCGCTTGATCTGCTGATGTCCTATTTGACTGGCAATGCGGCGCAGCAAGCTGGCGTTGGTGGTGGTGGTCCGAATTTGCTTTCGACTTTTGCGCCCACGCAGTCGCAGTTGGAAAGCACTCCGGGTTATCAGTGGGCTCGGCAGCAGGCGCTTGGCGGTATGGCGAATACCGGCGCGGCGCGTGGCATGGGTCTTTCCGGCAATGTCATTCAGGACATCGGAAAAACTGCTACGGGCCTTGCGTCTCAGACTTTTCAGGATCAACTTAAAAATTATATGCTGCAAAATCAGCAGGCTTACAACATGCTGTTCGGCCCAGCGCAGATGGGTATGGGCGCTGCTGGCGGAATTGCGAATGCCGCGATGGATGCTTCTCGTCTTATCGGCGGCGCAGCCACGGGCGCAGGTAATGCTTTTGGTGCTGGTATTATGGGCGCAGGCAATGCTCTTGCGGGCGGAACGCAGTCTATGTTCGGCGGTGCGGGTAAAATGCTCTCCACACCCGCACAGACTGCTTATTCGGCTGCGATGAATCCAATGTTTAATCAAGGCGTGAATTATGCAGGTATTCCAGAGTTGTTGAAATGGGGAACTGGAGGCGGCGGTCCCTTCCCTTCTACATATAACCCTATTGCATAATTTAAGGAGTCAAAAAGATGGCTGATGGTATTCCTTTTACTCAAGCTCCGGCTCCTCCGCGTTTTGCCGAGGAAAATCCTCTGCAGACAATGCAGCAGGCCCAAAGTATGGCTGTGCAGGGGCAGGCCATGCAACAGCAGCAGCTTGTCAATGCTGCTAAAATGGCTGTGGGTCAGCATATGCAAGCGCATATTGATCCGGCTACAGGCAGATTGGATAACTATAACTTTATAGCAAGTGTTGCCAAAGACCCTCGCGCCGCTTTGGCTGTCGGCGACGTTTACCATATGCTTTTGGAAAACGGGGAAATCGACGCAAGAACTGCAGGGCAGCGTTTGTCGAACGAAAAAGCTAAACTTGACATCATGGGCAATTCTGCTGCGCCGTATATTCAAAAAATGGCCGAAGGAAAAACGACAACAGATGCAGATATTGCAGGATATGTCGGCACTTTAGTTGCTAATAAAGTTTTCGATAATGAAAAAGATGCGATGGTGATGTTGCAAGGATTAACAGGTAGTCCTGTTGGCACTAAAAACAATCGTGACGCTCTTTTCAGAATGTTAGGGCAATATAACACAACTGCTCAAGCGACACTTACGAACACGATGCAGTCGATGGAAAAACGCTACGAGCAGGTTACTGGCATCACACCGGAAGGCGTTCCTTATTCCATTCCAAAGGCTCGGGTCCCAGGAATGTTGCCTCCGGGTCCGGGTGTGGAAGGGGGAGCCCTTCTGCCCGAAGAAACAGCAGAAAGAGGAACGTCGGCTCCTCGTTCCGAACTTCCTGCTGGGCAGGAGGAGTCACCCTCGGCTCCTCCTGCCACCACTGGTGTTCCTCGCGGCGCTATTCAAACTGGAATGGCCCCGATGGAAGCTGCTCGGCAAAAGCCCTATCTTGAATATAAAGAGGGTAAAGGCTGGATGAACGAAGCGGAGAAAGACTCTGCTCGTAATGCTTCTCTGGCTTACAGTCTGGAAACAAAACTTAAAAATGAAGAAGAATTGTTTTCGACGTTCAAGCAGGGTCCGACTCGTGATATGAAAATGCAACTTGCTAATTTTGCAAGTGGTGTGTTACCGGGCGGTGCAGAAAATCCATTAGTGCGCGCTCTTGTGGATGCGCCAAATTCTACTATAGCCTTGTCAGCGGCAGCAGCACTTCGCAAAGAACTGGCTAAAGACACGTTTGAACAACTTAAACAAGCTATTGGGGGTCAAGGTCGCTTTACGAACTTTGAACTCGACACCATGCTTAAAGCTAACTACGGCTTGGACACTCCCACACCTGCGATTGAGCGCATGATGAATGATATGCGCCGTGTTGCACGTATCGCAAAAGTCGAAGCTGCAGCGTTGGAACAGTATCGCAAAGTCAGTCTTTCCCATCCGACCCATGACGACTCCTTCAGCCAGAGTTTCTTTACGAATAAACTTCGTAATAAACTGGTGGAAAAAGGATTGTATAAAGAAGGTCAGATTAAATTGACGAAAGATGGTGAAGTGGTGCTGCCGAGTCCGGAGGGTAAATAATGGTTGACATGCCTGTTGATCGCAGAGCATTTGCCTCTGCTTACGATCCAAGAGTCGTGGCTGGTAAAATTCAGCAGTATGCGACTGAAATTGGCGTCGATCCTGAAATTGCTCTGCGAGTTGCCAAAAGCGAAGGACTCTACGGATATACTGGAGATCAAGGATCGTCTTTCGGGCCTTTTCAGTTGCATTATGGAAATGTAGCTGGTGGCGGGAACAAGGTCGGCGGCCTTGGAGACACGTTTACGCAAGTTACGGGTTTAGATGCTCGTGATCCGCGAACTGTCGATGCGCAGATACAGTTTGCTTTGAATGAAGCGAAAATTCATGGATGGGGCGCGTGGCACGGATGGAAAGGTGATCCGCGAGCGGGTTTGCCTGGAGGTCCACAAGGAGAAGCTGCGCCCATGCAGGCTCGACCTGTGCAGCCTATTTTGTATTCTGCGCCAGTAAATCAATATGCTTCTGCAGGCATGATGAATGATGCGATGCCTTTGCAAACTGCTTCGTTCCAACCTGCGGCACAGCCTGCTGCGCAGATGACGCATGACAATTTTTTGGATGACGCATTTTTGTCACCCCAGCCGATTGCCACGCAGCGCTCTGCGGTGCAAGCACCCGTTACGCAAGCGCCGCAGCAAGCACCTGCGCAAGCACCTGCGGCTATTACACATGATAACTTTTTGAATGATGAACAGTTGTTTGGTGAGAAGCCTGCGGCACAGGCAGCACCTACCCAGCAACAACAGGGACAGGTTGTTGGCAAGCCCCCGGAAAATTGGGGAGTGGGTCGTTCGTTTTTGCGCGGCGCGTCGATGGGACTGTCAGAGCCTCTTGAAGTTGGTTTGTCTATGCTTCGCCATGGAACTCATGGCTTGTCGCTCGGCGAAGCCTATCAGAAAGGCATGGAAAATATTGCTGCGTCTCGTGAACGGTATCGCGAAGAAGCACCGATGACTTCTATGCTGGCTGAAGGTTTGGGGTCGGCGGTTGGCGTTCCGGGTGCGACGGCGGCGCGTCTTGTCGGGACGGGTGTAAGGGGCTTACGCATGGCCGGAGCACCTCGCGCTGCTCAATTCTTGGCCGGTGAAGGCGGTATGCTTTCTCGCGGAACGCAAGCCGCTGCACAAGGCATGGCGTTGACGGGTGTGGAACAAGCCGCTGGTTTAACTCCTGAGGAAGATCGCGGTTTGGGCAACATTTTGATGGGCGGTGTTGGAGGTGTGGCAGGTCACGCTCTTGCCGCTCCATTAACTCGTGCAGTGCTACGCCCGTTTGAAGCCGCCATCGAACCCGAAATGAAAATCGTGGCGCAGGATGTGAATAGAAAGTTTGGACTTAACATCCGGCCTTCACAGTTAGCAGAAAAAAATCCCGATCTTAAAGCACTTGACGAAAGACTCGTGCCTTCAAGTGTGAAGACAAAACAGTTCATGGATTGGAATGCGGCTGTTGCAAATGATCTAAAACCTGGTCTTAAAACTTTGACCAAAGATACTGTCGATACGGAAGCCTCGAAGACTGGACAGGCTTTGGATAATCTTGTGGCTGGTAAAACGATGAATGTTCGGCCAGATTTGGCGAACGGTTTAATGTCAATTAAAAACTGGATTGCGAACGATACTCCAGCAAGTGATCCTGTGCGCAAAGAGTTTACAGATTTTGTCAGGAAGTTAAGTCAAGACATCCAATATGGCACAATTAAAGGTGAAAAATTCCGAAGAATGATCTCCCACAATGGATATATCAATAACACCTTCTTTGGAGCATCTAAATCTCAAGCCATGAAACGGGCCGGAGTGGAAATAAGAAACTTATTGATCGACTCATTCGAACTTGCAAATCCAGCAGATGCTGGAAAGTATCGAAAGTTGACTGAGCAGTATCGTAAATGGCTCGCGGTAAAACCGTTGGTAAGCGATTCTGGCGTGATTAACCCGCAAAAATTAGCAGCGCAAGTAACAAAACAGCGACTTGTTGGCGGGGATTTGGAAGATTTGGCGAGAGTTGGCAAGTATTTGCCAAAAGCTCCCCCGGCAGAAGGCCCTTCGCCTTTTGTCAAAGGTGCTGCTGAATTTGGAGTTCCCCATGCTGCGGCTGCGGCAGCACATGCCTTGGGCTTTCCTACGGTTGGGCTGGAATATGCGGCAAATATGTTGTCTGCGGGAAAACGAGCGCTGCAATTTCCAACACAACAAGCATTGATGGCTCCGTCATTAGCGGAGCAAGTATATCGTGGGGCGACTACGGCTCCCGAATATGCACGAAAAGCTGGCGGTTTCGCCACATTGGGCGGTGCGGAACTTTTATCTGGTTATGGAGCCCCGGAGGGAAGAAGATGAAAAAGGTAAGTGGAGCCCTTGCGGCCTTTTTGTATAGCACATCTGCACTCTGGGGCGCGACCTTGCTGCCTAACGGGCAACAGCAATTCGTCGATGCGACGGGCAAGCCTTATGCTGCAGGCAAAGTATTTTTCTACAGCAATTTCCCGACATGCACGGTTCTGAAAAATACTTATCAGAATGAAGCTGGAACGCAGCTTAACACGAACCCGATTATTCTGGATGCTGCAGGTCGTGCCACGATTTTTGGATCGGGCGCGTATTGCCAGGTTTTGAAAGACGCGAACAATAACACGATCTGGACGAAATACACATCTGATACGTCGTCTGCGAGTAATTTAGGATGGGGCGGGACGAGTGGCGGAACGGCTAACGCCCAGACCGTGACGGTTTCCGCCTTTTCGAATGTGAATGGGCAGACTTTTTACTTCAAAGCTGGCGCTACGAACAGTTCTGCGCTTACACTTAATGTTAATGGCGGGGCTGCGATTAGTGTTGTGCGGGACACTCCGACCGGAACAGTCGCGTTGACTGGTGGTGAGGTTGTTTCAGGTAATATCATCGGTGTGACTTACGACAGTGGCACTGGCGTTTTCCATCTTGTGACGAACAACTCCAGATTGTTTGGTTACAAAACCAATGTGCCTGCGGCTGTAAACATGGATTTGAATGCGTCTTCCTCGCATGTTGTCAATGTGACGGGGACAGGTGTTAGTATTTCTGACTTTGGCGCTGGTGGTGCATCTGCGGCTGCAAACACGATCTTCTTTTTGCAGTTCAACGGCACTAACACAATCGTAGCGGGCGCGAACATTGCCACACCGTCTGGCGGAAATATCGTAGTGTCAAGTGGGGCGTCTTTGACTGTGCTTTATCAGGGCGCAAATTCTTGGCGGGTGCTGCAAGTCACGGGCGGATCGAGTGGCGCGGTTGGAATGGTTGCTGCCTTTGCGACCGGCACTTGTCCGACAGGTTGGTTGAAAGCGAACGGCGATACCCCAGCGCAAGCGACTTATCCCGCGCTTTATTCTGCTCTCGGCACGACATGGGGTCCGGCTGCTGCGGGCAATTTCACGCTTCCAGATTTCCGTGGAATGTTTTTGCGTGGGATCACCGATGGCCGTGCGACTGATCCGAACGGCGGTGCACTCACAGCGCAGGCACTTGGTGATTTCGTGGATGACAGTGTGGAAGCCCACACGCACACATACAATAACACTGGCGTATCTGCGTTCTTTTCTGCAGGCGGGGGTGGATCTGCTGTTGTTCAGAATTTAACCAGCACCGCTACACAAACCACTACAACGACACCTGCGGGCAGCACAGAAACAACCGTGAAGAACGAAGGGATTTTATACTGCATTCAGTATTAAGCCCATCGCATAGCAAGTGCGGGGTGGGATTAACCTGCCCCGTGCATTTCTCTCGCCAGCGGAACGTAAGTTTCTGTCCCCGCTTGACGCTGAATAATCCCCGCCTTTTCCATTAAATTCATAATACGCTCCGCTTTTTCGGCGGGAGTGCGTTGCGATAAAAACCGCAAGATTGTTGCTGCAGCAATCGGGGCGCGGTGCTTCACATAAATGCTAAACAAATATTGAAAAGTTTCTTCGATCACTTGGTCGTCGGAGCGCATAATCATGTCGCGGAAGATTTGCGGCATCAATTCTTCAATCTCAAGCAGCCAGCCTCTCGCCCGTTCGACATCTTGCATTCGAATAGCGAGTTCTTCGCCGCGAGCCATGGCGGAAGTCATCGCGAGTTTGACGGCAAAGATTGTTCCTCGACGTGGAATGTAGTTTGCAAGTTTCGGATGATCGGGAACTGGTCCCCATTTATCTTTGCGCCAGCGCTCCATGTCCGCGATAGCTTTCGCGTCCCATTTCATTTCACCGTAATAATCTGCGCAGGCATCTAACTTTTGAACAAGTTTCTTCTGCTCCGCGTCCATGTTTTTGTATTCGCCAAACAGCGGGACATCAGGCATGGACGAGGAATAGACCATTAAAAGTCGCGAGGTCCAGCCCATTGTCCATGCGGCCTCGGGAAGCAACGTCGCCAAGAAACCGGGCTGTGATCCGACGAGCAGCGTGGTCATGGGATTGTGAATTTCAATCGGGTCTTTCAAACTGTGGCGACGTTCCTCACGGTATGTTGCTTTGTGGTCGAACAACTCGTTAATGATGGATAGGAAGTTTAAGTCATGGGCGTTAATAAAAACACCTAGCTCTGCTGCGAAAACAAATAGGTGGTTGTAATCGAGGACTCCAGAGTTGTTGGGCTTGAGCACTGATCGTGCGGAACGTCCTAGCGCGTCAATGTATGAGGCGGCTGTGACGCTGTTCGGAGCGATGTGAAATTTCTTCGTGGCCTTCAAAAGCGCTTCGGCAGGATTGATCGCTTGCGATTTGCCGATACCCGGAGGGGCCACGAGCATTGTGTAGAGGTTCGCATATTGCGGACCTGCTTTTGTCATGCACCAAACACGTTTTTCTAACGCGCCAGAAAGCGTGGTGATCGCCGCCCATTTACGGAAAATTTCTGGTGACGGGCGCTCGTCAGTGAACGCCACAAAAGAATCAACAAAGTCCACCCCAGGCTCCCTGCATTTCTAAAAGCAAATTGCTATTAAAGTTTTTGTGAGAGCAGAGGTGTTCTTCTGCGCTCGTCCTTTTTGTTTTTCCATTTAGCCAAACCATCGGGATTAGAGTCTGGGTCGAAGTTGCCCCAGTTCCATCCGACTTTCGCTTCGCCGGGGACGACTAACTGATGACCGTCTTTTTCAAATGCGAGATCGAAATGTGAAAGAGCCTCGGAGATGATGTCAACTTCGTTAAGGTGTTCGGGGTATTGAAAGTAAAGAGCGTCGTGGACTTGGGCAATTAACTGAACTTGAGGCATGTGTTTCCAAACGCGCCAGAGGACTAGGTTCAGCCTCTCCGCCGTCGCGCTCTGTGGTGAAAACGCAATCGCCTCGCGGAGCGTCGAGTCATCGTTCGCTCGTCCGAAGAACGTGCGCTCTCGTCCGAAAGGTGTGATGATGCGGTTTGAGGTTTGGAGTTGTTGGGCGACCCATCTATGCCATTTTGGTATTCCTGAGAAACGCTCGAAATATCGGGTTTGGAATTGTTCGGCGACGACAACGGGGAGTTTGGCATGTCGGGCCATGGTCGGAGGTAATCCGCGATAATTGCTTCCGTGCCCGAGTTTCTTCGCCATGTCGCGGTAGGTGAGGTGACGGTAGAAGGGAGTGTCTGCGATTTTACGGTCGGCCTTTGGAT